TCAGAAGTAATTATCATGACATCATTGAGTCCGGTAAAGAAATGTTAAATCGTGCTCAAGAGATAGCTGAACAGTCAGAACACCCCAGAGCTTTAGAAGTATTTTCTGGATTGCTTAAAAATCTTGCTGATATTAATTCTCAGTTATTGGATGTACATGTTAAAAAGAAAGAAATATTAGAAGTTAAAAGTGAACCACAAGTAAATCAAGTGACTAATAATACGGCAGTCTTTGTAGGAACTATGACAGATTTAATTAAGAAAATTAAAGATGAAGCAAAATAAATTATATCTTGGTAATAAAAATATTAAAGCTGCTGGAGTAGATATTGAGTATACCAAAGAACAATTAGAAGAAATTATAAAGTGTTCTCAGGATGTAAAATATTTTATAAGAAATTATATGTACATTGTACATGTTGATAAAGGTAAAGTTAAATTTGGTTTATATGATTGTCAAGCTAATTTAATTGATCATATTAATGATAATCGATTTACAGTATTAAAAGCTACTAGACAAAGTGGCAAATGTTTGAAATTTTCAACCTATATAAATATTAGAAACACCAAAACAGGTGAATCTAAAAAAATAACTATAGGTGAATTCTATGAACTACAAAAAAGTAACAGTAACATGTAAAATATGTAATACAGAATATAATTATACAAGTGCATATCATAAAACACAAAAAACTTGCACAGAATGTTTAATAAAAATTTCCCATGAAACCTTTCCTGAAGATTCGGAATATGTTGAATGCAAAATTTGTTCATATAGAGCTAGGGATTTAACTCCGCATCTTAGATATAAACATTGTTTAACACCTAAAGAATATAAAGAAACTTACAATGTAAAAATAACCAAAGTCCAATCTTTAGGAGATGCTATCAAAGGCGATAAAAATCCAGCTTATAATCATGGTGGAAAATTTTCACCTTTCTCAAAGAACTTTATTAAATATACTGATGACGAATCATATCAGAGTGGATTGGAATCTGTCAAGGCTAAATCTAGTCAAACTATAATCGATCATCCAGAAAACCAAAGCACAAAAATTGAATATTATATTTCTAAAGGATATTCTAAAGAAGAATCTGAAATATTACTGTCGGAACGACAATCAACATTTTCATTATCTAAATGTATAGAAAGACATGGTGAAGATGAAGGATTGAGGATGTGGAAGGAACGTCAAGAAAAATGGCAGTCTACACTCAATAGTAAATCTAAAGAAGAAATAGAAGAAATTAATAGGAAGAAAGCCTCATCAATATCTTTTGGCTCACTATGGAATCAATCAGATAATAAAGTCCCTGGTATTTTTTATTTGATTCAAATTGATGATCATCATACAAAAATTGGAATAACCACAAAAACAATAAAGAAAAGATATGGTAAATTATTATCTTCTAAAATTAAACTCAATATGAATACTACGATTAATAATGCATTTATGATTGAGCAAGTCCTTAAACAAAAACTTAAAGAATTTAAAATCAAACCAGAAGAAGCTATAGGTGAATTTGGATGGACGGAAACTTTTCGTATAGACTCTGATTCCGTCATAAATATAATTAACTCCATAGAAGATATAGAAAAAGAATTTAAGTTAATATATGACCGATAAAATTATAGATTCAATAGAACTATCCGAATGGGAAATTGAAACTGATACTGGCTGGCAGCCAATTTCCCATATTCATAAGACTATTGAATTTGTAGTATATAAATTAATATTAGAAGATGACTTATACATTGAATGCGCAGATACTCATATAGTATTTGACTCTATGTATAATGAAGTGTTTGTCAAAGATGTTAAAATTGGGGATTACATAAAGACTAAATTTGGAGATAAACGCTGTATAGATTTAATTAAATACGATTATCAAGAACATATGTATGATGTTACTGTTGATGATGATAATCATAGATTTTATTCAAATGACATTTTAAGTCATAATACAACCACTCAAGTGGGATGGTTATTGTGGTATATATTATTTAATGCAGATAAAAATTGTGGGATACTAGCTAATAAAGCTAAGACTGCAAATATGATTTTGGGTAGACTTAAATTAGCTTATGAATTATTACCTCAGTGGCTACAAAATGGTGTAGTCGAATGGAATAAAACATCAATTGAACTGGAGAGTGGATCTAAGGTATTCGCTAGTGCTACATCAGCTAGTGGTATAAGGGGAGATTCTTTATCTGTATTGATGTTAGATGAATTTGCCCTTGTGCCAAATAATATTGCCAATGATTTTTGGGCTTCAGTGTGGCCTACTATATCATCTGGAGATGAAACCAAAGTAATAGTATCATCTACCCCAAAAGGATATAATTTATTCTGGAAGATTTGGAGTGAAGCCGAAGAAGGATTGAATGGATTTTCAACATTTCAAATGCTATGGAATGAAATTCCTGGTCGTGATGAAACATGGTTGAATGATCAAAGAAAAATACTAGGCGAGAATATATTCAATGCAGAGGTATTATGTCAATTTTCAGGATCTACTAATACTTTAGTATCCTCAGAAATTATTAATTGTCAACCAATAATTAAACCAATTGAAGAAACTGAAAATATTAAAATATATGAGAAGGCAATCCCAGGACATGCCTATATTTCTATCGTAGATACTGCTAGAGGCGTCGAAGGGGATTACTCAGTAATTGTTACTTTAGATGTAACTGCAATTCCTTATAAAGTAGTTTGTGTTTATAGGGATAATTCTATAAGTCCCTATGCGTTCCCGCAAATCATTTATCAGATAGCTACAGAATACAATGAATCATATGTATTAGCTGAACTTAATGATGCAGGTGGAGAAGTTGCTAATATATTATATAGAACTTATGAATATGTCAATATGTTTTTTTCAACTAGAAAAGAAGAATTATCTCATTCAAATGGCAAAACTAAAGAAATAGGATTAAGAACAACTTCTAAAGTTAAAATGTTGGGATGTTCTATTTTGAATACTATTTTAAAAAATCAACAATTGGTAGTATGCGATTCTGAGATAATATCTGAAATTGGTACGTTTGTTAAAAAGGGAACTTCTTATGCGGCTGATACTGGATATCATGATGATTTAGTGATGTGCCTAGTATTATTCTCATGGTTAACTCAACAAAAGATATTTAAGAATTTAACAAATGTTGATACAAGAAGTTTAATATTTGAAAATCAAATGCAAGAAATAAAACAATCATTATTACCCTTTGGGTTTTCTAATGGCAACCTAGCAATAACATCTGGATTATTAGAAGATTCAACAAAAACAATAAGTGATGATGACTGGCTATTCCAAGAGAGTAATAGAAGGGGGTATAATGGATCTGAATGATAAAGAAAGGGAAATAGATGCTGTCATTGCAGCATTTAAGGCAAATCGAGAAGCAGAGAAAATTGCTCAGGAAAATAAGAAATTTCTTGATCGACAAGCATTTGAGACTGCCAAGTTAGAACAAAAGACTAAAGAGAATGTAGCAGAGTCTAATTTAAGAACTTCAGAAACCATTAAACAAATGGCCGATAGTAACTTAAATGCTGCAAAGGATCAAGCTGCAAAATCTCAATTAGATTCTAAAGAGAAAGTTCTTGAAGCACAAGCAGATAGAATAAAGGCTGAGGCCGATCTATCAAAAGCTAAAGCAGATTTAATAAACAATAAATCCGAGACTGAAAGAAAGAAAATTGATTTAGAATCCATGAAGGAATCGAATAAACTTCAAAGGGATACTCAGCAATTAGAAGAAAAGAAAAATAAAGAATTTAGAGCATTCGCTGATGATCTGGATAAGATAAAGGAATCATTTGAAGGTCCAATAAAAAATCTATTGGATTCTATTAGTAATGCTACTAAGTTTGATGTTAGAAAGAAACCAGTTACTGGAATAGTTGCTACCGCAGCAATGGGATTAAACTCTATAGCCACTCAAGATAGAACTCCACCCATCTATGGTATGCTTGCTAAATTGGTTGGCTCTATGGCTGTGTTTACTTCATTCTATGGCGGTAAAGGTATAGGTGCATTAGTCAATCATATTCTTGGCAGAAGTAAACAAGATATAAAGGCCAAAGAATTGGTTAAGAGTGATCCAGTATTAAAGGAAATTGCCGAGACTAATAAAAAATTAGCGCTGCAAATGGCTCATTTAAAGATTGCATCATTTAGGCAATTCAATGAATTAAAATATTCTAAAGAAAGAGCTGAATTCTTTGAACGGGAAAATACTAAAGCATTTACATTTAAAGAAAATATTGTAAAAGAAAGTATTATCCCAGGAAAGAATAAGCAAGAAATTATTCAGGGATCTAATAATGTCGAGACAAAATTAGATGATATTATCTCTATAGTAAAATCTATACGGAATCAATATGATCCCGAAACTGATACTGAACGATATAATGCTGAAGTTAAATGGAGATCCGAAGTATTATCTAAATTGGAATCCTCTGGATCAATTAATAATACTAAAGAGAAATCTAGTTTAGGGTTACTTGAAATTGGCGCTTTAGCGGGAATAGGTAGTTATGTTAGTTCTATATTGAAATCAATGACCGGATTCATAACACCATTATTAATTTTAGCTAGA